CGATATTTGCACTGCCGTTTGTCAGGAATGATCCGATGCGACGAAATGCCGTCGTATTGGCCGGCTTGTTCGCGGCGCTGAGCGATGTATCGAAATACACGTCGAACGCACCGTTATTGATGATCGCGAAGACGTGATACCAAGTGCTGTTCGCAATCGTCAGGCCTTGGCCCATGCCATTGGCGCCAGAACCTGCCGCCCATGATCCAGCCGTGGACTTCGTGAATGCGGCGCCTGTGATCTTGTACGTATTCGTGCTGTCGTATGCCAGGCCGGCGGCGATGTCGAGAACCGTATTCGGGGAAGTCCCATCGTTCGACAAGGTAAAACCGTTGATATAGCCGCGCGGTGGAAATACGGCAACGGGCGTTCCATCCGCCTTCTCGATCGTGATGCGGAACGTGGTTGTCGTGATCGCATGCACCGTGACGATGTCGCCAGCAGCAGCCGTGTAATTTGCCGCGCCCTGCACCGAAATATTCGCGTTGTTGGTGAATGTGGGTGCGCCAGCGCAATGCAGAATTCGCTCAGCACCCGCGACAGGCGCAGCCGGGAAGTTGGTGACCGTTGCTCCTCCGGTGAAATCAATTTCATTGCCGGCTGCGCCCCAAATATCCGCATTCGTCGGGTCGCTCGCAACAGTGGCGCGCACCGTATTGACGGCGAAGCCGGTGAACGTCTTTGAAAAGCTCGCCGCAGTCCCATTCGATATGAGCAGGCCCAGCGATTGGGCTGGCAACGCGGTCGAGAACGCTACCTGATCGACGTAATTCTTCGTGATCGACAGCAGGCGGAATTCGGTGCCATTGTAAAAAGCGGCGTAGATTGTGCCTGGCGAAAGATCGCCGGCCACCAGCGTAGCGCCCGACACGCTTTTGATGCTTTTCGCGCCAAGACCCGAAATATTCAGCGTCGAGTCTCCGGTATTGCTCGCATTCGGAGAGAACACGGCAATCATTCTCGTGCCATATGCAGGCAAAGGAGTCGTCGGCGTCAGCGTGTATGCATTGGCTGCGCCGCCATCCGTACCCGTGACCAGGATCGCACCAGCATAGCCAGCGAAGCTATTCAAAAGCCCCGTCTTCAGATTGCGCAGATGATCGTCGCCCTGGTTCTTCGGATCGCCCGAAGTTGGATTCGTCGCGACGAGGTCGCCAATGAAAGTTACTGTTTCGAGTCCCATTACACCCTCATATCAGTACGCACGCGCATGGTCGATCCGCTATACCAATCGACGCTATTCACAGACTTGATGCCTTCCGCATAGAGCGCTTCGTAATCGGCGGTCACATCTGCAGGCAGGCGCAACCAGCGCGCGGCGGTGACCATGCATGCAGCGAGATAAACCTGCGGGTAATTGGTCAGAAGCCAGTTCGTCGGGCTTCCAGAAGAAAGGGAAGGAACAAGCGCCTTGTAGATGCACTGGACGCTGTAGACGGCATCCGGGATCGGGCCGAAATAGATGTTCGTTCCTATGATCGTAAAAGCGCGCGGCTTTTCGCTCGTTCCATCGGCATATTGGGTGTTGAATTGATCCGGCGTCAGATAGTCCAACACCACGTTCGGGCTCGATTGCAGCGTCAGCGAACGGATATTCACCACGTCTGAAGGAGATGCGACGGTCTGCGTGCCGGCGACAGTCGAAAGCGTCGCTACAGTGTCCTGCAGGCGCGCGTCGAGGTCGCCATTAATGCGCTTTTCGGCCAGAGTGACGATGTCCGGGATAACCGAAACGAAGGCCGCATTGCTGGACTTGTGCAACCAGTCTGCAATCGAGTTCTGCAGGCCGGTATAGTTGGTCAGCGCCATCGCCTACACCCGTCCCGGCCAGATCCTGAAAGCCTTCAGGTCCGGATCGTTCAACATCGCTTTGATGTGCGCTGGGTTCTGCCAGAAATCGGCCAGCATCAGGCCATTGTTGTTGCAGTAGGCTTCGATCAGGACGAAGGGAATCTTGGCCGCATGGCGAAATTCCTTGTCGCCGTGAATTCCTTCGTTGTGCAGCGCTTTGGTGAAATCAGCGATCGGTGTGCAGTCCTGTACCGTGCCGGCGACGAGATTGCCGTCCTCCAGTGCAATCTTCGTGTGCATGCCATTGCCGTGGTCGATGGTATGCATTAGCAGTTCTCCAGCGGGACCACGTTGCACTTGCCTGCCGCGGAATCTTGAATCGCGGCGATGTACGTCACACCATTGGGAATATGCAGAACGACCGCATCGGCAGGTTGCACAAGGATGTCGTTGGCTGTTGCGGTGACGCCGCTTGTGCCGATCTTGACGTAACAGGCCGCAGTAGCCGCCACTCGTACATAACGCGGAATTTCGCCGCTGGATGCCGTAGGAATCCCTTGTCGCGCAGACGTGCCGCTGGTAGTGATCGTCACGCCAACGTTTGTGACGGTGATGAAATCGTCCATGTTTGCTCCAATAAAAAACCCCGCCGAAGCGGGGTTTCCTGGGTTGCGAAGGGATTACGCGGGAGTGAGGCCAATCGTCACAGCGCCCACCGCAGCGGTCAGGGTTCCGGTGAACTGGATACCTACGCAGTCGCCTGCATTCAGGGCAAGCGTGCTCGCCGTGGTTGCAAGGGTCAGTACCTGATTGGTTGCGGCTGTGCCTTTGAGATTGATGGTTCCCGAATGGAGCGCGGTGCCGGACGTGAGTGCGGTGCCGGATGCAGCCTTCTTGATGACCGCAGTCACCGCGCCCGCATCCGTGCCGGCTGTTTCGACACGAGCCGTGATCGACTGCACCACCATGGCGCGCGGGGCGATGAAGACCAGCATGTTTACCGAGTTCGCCGTCCATTGCGCAGTCTTGGTGATGATTGGGCCCGCCCCGGCGTCTGCGCCTTCCAGACCGGCAGAGCCATCCGGTAGCTGTTTGAGGTTAATCGACATGATTTACCTCTTACAGGATGTCGAAGACAGCGCCATTGGCCTTCGGAGCACGTGCTTCCAAGGCGTACTCGGCCAGAACCATGCGCTTCTCCGAGTCGCCGGTTTTCGACAGTTCCGTGGTCTGGAACGGACGATAGTAGGCGACGGCCCACTTGTCGGACTGCAAGATGTACACGTCACGAGTACGCATGAAGCGGTTCGGAACTGCCTTGATTTCACCGAAGTCCGACACGTACACATCGACGCCGGCATACAGCTTGCCGTCCTCCGACTTATCCATGCGAGTGGCGTTGCCGGTGAAGGTCGAGAAGGTTTGCTTTGCCTTCGGCGGCAGCATGATGGTGTCCGGCTCGCCACCAGCGGTGTACTGCAATTGCAGAACGTTCTTCACCTGAGCTTCGGTGAAAGCGCGCTGAGTACCGTCCGTAACACCAGTGTTGCCGGTGTACGACGCCAGCGTGGTATCCGACGCCTTGTCGGTGTTGTCCACCACCCAACCGAGCAGACCGCGAGTCTTGCGCGGGGACGTTGCGAGAACGTCGTTCTGTGTCAGGGCAAACTCCATATCGCGCTTCAGCTCCATGCTCTTGAGCGAAACCTGATAGGACAGTTCATCCTTGCGGCCAGCCGGATTTGCAGCTTGCTGCGAGCCGGAGACGATTACCGTCTTGGTCGAGATTTGCGTGCGGTTGTTCAGGCGAACAGTCGGGGTAACCGCTGCCGCAGTTGCGTCATCGCCTTCAGCTTGCGCATTGGAGGCCGCAGACGCCAGATCCTGCGTTTGCCATTCGTGCAGCGTGTTCGTCGCCTTGCCTTTAGCGCACATCGACATGAACGGGGTTGCAGTCGGGGTGATGCGATAAATCACATCGGTAAGGTCTTCACGATTGCCGATGGCGGCAGTGGTCAGGTAAGTATTGCTAGGTGCAGACATGATTGAATCTCCAGTATGAGGAATGGGGCGTCATCCCGACGCGCCAAAAATGCTTAAAGGATTTGCGCAAACACCGCTGCAGCGTCTTCCACGCTGCCCGACTTGCTAAGGCGCTGCATTGCTGCGCTGCGCCCATCAACTTTGCCGGCCTCGCCATTGCCCGGGCGTTCCATCTTCGGCGGAAGTTTTTCCACCTTCTTAGTTGCCGCCTGGGCCTTGCTCATGAGCTGGTCATAGAGCATTGCCTTGTGGGCCAGGAGAATGTCGCGGTGATCGATTTTTCCGAGGGACGTGATCCGTCCGTCAGCGCCCTGCTGCGGGAATACCTCTTCAGGGGCATAGCCTACGGTTTCTATGAGGTACTTCGCAATTTCCTGCTTTGCCGTGGCCGCTTTCTTGTCGTCCTTCCAATCGGGCAGCTTGGCAAGAAGTTCCTGCTGCTGCTTGGCGATGTACTGACGAACAGATTCGACCTGCTCGGCTTGCTGCAGTTGGTAGACGCGAGCTTGCTCGGCTTGAGCTTGTTGAAACGCAGCTTGTCTCTGTTCGAAGAGGTGCCGCTGTCTGATGTACTCAGCCGGGTTCGATTCCGCCAACTGCTGCCAGTTGATTTGAGATTGCTCCTGCAGTACCGCCCCAAGCCGCTGCGCGATTGCATTCAGTTGGTTTGAATAGTGCTGGCGCTCTTGCAGAGCCTGCGACCGCTCCGCTTCAGCGGCTTTGCGTACTTCCGCCGCTTCCATTGTCTTGCGGGTGTAATCCGCTTGCCGCAGCCCGTTCTTGTAATGCTCCGCAATCTCGGACTTGGTTAGCTCTACGACCTTGCCGTCGATTTCGACGGGGATCTTGTCGGCTCCAGTCTGATCCGGTGCATCCGGTTCGGGGGTTTCTGCCTGTTTCGCGGCCAGTTCCTCTGCTGCGAGCCGCTCGGCTGCTGCTTCGGGAGTTTCCGCGTTTCCTTCACTCCCCTGTCCTTGATCCGCTTTGGGCGGTTCATCGGAGAAGAAAGCGGCAAGAAGGTTTGCTGCTTCGTTTGTGTCGATAGGGGTATTGCTGGATTCCGCTGCCGGATTGTCCATGGTTCACTCCATCTAATCGGCCCTGCTTCGGCCATTGGGGAAAGTCCACCGCCATCCCGGCGGGGTGTTGAATCAGGCTCGCGCCTGAATTCGTACAATGTCGCTGTCTTCTGCCTGGTAGGCCGGTTCGCCCTTCAGGGCCACAGCGACGCGTCCGTTCAAAAGTCGGACGAAATTCTGTCTCGGATGCGGATGCCACACCGTTTTGAGTTGCCTGTTCTCGGGCAGGCTGCGCAGGAAATCGCAGAACTCTACCCAAGGAAGTGATCCTGCATCCAATCCTTGGCGCGTGTCGCCAGCGTTTCCTGGTGCTTCAATTCCTCTGTCGCCAGTCGCCCCGTGTCGAATGTCTTGCGAATCATCGCTTCGAATTTCTCGGTGAGCTTGAGCAGGTTCCACAGTCTTTCCCGCCCTTCCGTGTCGCGTGCCGGTGAGTTTTCCCATTCCTTGATGAACTCCTGTTTCATGTCGGCGATCACTGCCTGGAATACCTCGTTGTCGAGGATTTCCTTGGCCCGATTGCCGTTATAGATGCGCTCTCCGATTTCCATTTCGGCCCTTTGTTAGATGCCAGGTTGCTGCGGTGGCTGATGCATGACGTTGTGCTGCATTTGCGCCATATCGGCCATCGTGCGCTCGTGCTCGGCGGCGGTTTCAGCCAAGTCTACATGGGCCTGCGTCACGACTTGCCGCTCTTTCTGTCCTATCTCCAACTGCTTCGCCAGTAGTTGATACTCTCCACGGATCTGCTCGATTTCCTTGTCCGTGGCCGCGCGCAGATCGGCCTTGTACTTCTCGACTGCCATCGTGATTTGTGCATCACGCTCTTTCGCCTGCTGCTCGGCCTGCAGTTCAGCCGCGCGCATCTGCATTTCGCGCTGGTGCTCCTGATCGGCCTGCTGTGCCTTGATCACTTCCGGATTCGGCTGTTGCGGCGGTTTCGGTGCGTTGGGGTCGGTCGGGTCAGTGAAGAACTGCTGCGCAGCGTTCTTGAAGCCCAGCAGCTCGCCAAGCTTCACTTGCGCGTTGAAAATGTTCTTCGGCGTCGCCGTTCCAATTCCCAAGCCGGCGTTCTCCTGCTGCAGCAGCGTGAGCAGATGCTGTACCTGCTGATCTTTGTTGCCGGTGCCAAGACCGACATTGATCGTCAAATCAAACTGATTGCGCCATTCGCGCGGATCGACCGGCACCCATTTGTCGCCCAGCCGGATGACTGCCTGCTTGTCCTGATACTGACAAACCAGCTTCAGGATCAGGCGGAACAGGTCGGTAAAGCCGGTTTCAGCGAAGATGCGGGCGATCAGCTCCTGTCGCATATCCGCCTTGTTCGTGATGATGTTCACGCCCGTAGCGGTCTTGTTCAGGCTGTCGCCATTCATGCCCTGGCTGTAGCGTGTCCAGCCGGTGGAGTTTTCCGTGAAGGATTCCCACCACTCCATCATGCCCATGGCGTCCCGTGTGTCAGCCATGGATTGATCCAGTCGGCCTACGGAGTTGGGCGTTTTTACCCGCACCACACCGCCAGGACGGGAGGTCAACAGATCGTCGAGATTTACTTCGTCGTTGACCGCGTAATAGCGGCCATTCACCTGCAGGAACAGGTTATCGAGCTGCGCGCGGATCAGGCTTGTCTTGATACGCTGTGACTCCATCGCCAAATCGGCAAGAGACATGCCGAAGAAACGATGCGGGAGTGGAACCGGGCAGATCGTGACGAACGGTGGCCCATCGCATTCGACGTTCTCCAGAATCTCGTTACCTGCTCGAACGATCTTGCGCCATTCCGCGATGCCGTCGCCGTCCACATCCGCACGCATATAGCATTCTGTAATCCAGACCTTACGCATCGAGGGATCGAGCGTGGTTTCGTCCGTCAAGTACGGTTGCTCGTCGTCGTAACCCGCTCGCTCGATGCGCTCCATGTTCAGCGCATTGGCTGAATCGTCAGAGGTCAGGTTATCGACGTTCTTGTAGCCCATCGCCTTGAGGTCGGAGATGGTGCGCAACAAGCGATGGCCGCTGAATCCGTCGGCAACCTTTTTCGACTTGCGCGAAATCAGGAACTCTTCAGGTGGAACGTTCTCGATGCACACCCGGCCTGCCTTCTTGGTGCGCTTAAGCGTCACGTCATGCAGCATCGGGACCGGCATCTGCTCGATTTGCTGAATCTGCGCAGCGATCGCTTGGACTGCCTGCTGATTTCCTGACTTCCATGCCGGCTCAAGCTGGGCGCGCATCTGCTGGAGCGCGTCTTCCTTCTGCTTCGCCATGTCCGGATCGGGATAGGCTTTGTGCTCGATAGGCTCGACTTCCTCGTCGTCCAACAGCATCGCCAGCTCAGCATCCGACTTGCCGAAATACTCTTCCCGCGTTTCCTCGATGCGGTTATCCCACCACACCTTGAGGATGCCTACCTTCTGCACCAGTGCATCGTGAAACCACGTGTGCACAATCTGGAAGCCAGGATTTTGCTTGTAGAAGATGTAATTGATGTAGTCCGTCGCCAGCTTGGCCTTGTCTTCATCGTCCTGGGTCGTCGGCGAGAACTCCACCACGTTGTCGCCGGCGCAGAATGTCTTGATCAGCGATGGCAGCATCCACAGCACGGTGTTGCGGACAGTCGTATCCACCACCGTGGAACGGCCTTCAATCTCGGGCGGCGACAGATCGCCCTTCGCCAATCCGAGAAAGTAGTATTCGGCCTTGCGACGCATCTCGGCCAGCTTGCCGCCCCAATAGCCGACGCTCTGGCGCATCTCAGCGTCGGTCAGCGCCTTCAATTGGTCTTCAGTCAGTCCAGCCATATGCCCTTCCGTCTGTCATCCCGACAGTCGTGAAAAAGGCCGCACTCGGCGGCCCTCAGTTATTCAAATCCAGCAGGGGGAACGTAACGCCATCCCGGCGTGTGAAGTCATGCACAACCCAATTTTGGGTAGTTCAGCGGCTTATTCCATGAGGTTGAGGCGCCATCGCTGGCAAATGTCAGTAGCCAGGCATCCGCGCAGTTCGGGCTTTTGATGCCGCGCGCCTTGAGTTCTTTCTTGCTTTCGACCTTGATGTCGCCATTCGACAAAATCGAGTATTTCGGCGTGGTCAGCTCGCCTATCAGGTCGTCATCGTCCAGCAGCTTGCAGTCCATGGCGGCCAGCCAATCCCGGCCTTTGAACCACAACTCATCACGCAGGCGGTCGAACTTTTCGCTGCTTGCATTAACGGCGGCAGCTTCCGCCACGTTCACGCCGTAGACCGGCAAGCCCAATTCCTTGAGTCTATCCACCACGCCGGCGCCAATGCCGATCACATCCACGTTGATGGATGCGGGGCGCAGGCTTGCCGGTGTTACATCCCACTCAGCCTTGATCAGGCCGGCAGTCTGCATGGTGTCTTTGCCGTACCACTCGTGCACCTTGGTAAGCTGGTAGTTGCCCTGCCGTTTAGCCAGCGCCGTGGAGTCGTCCCCGAAGCGCGCAACGTCCAAGCCCCAGATAATCGGCGCATGGCTTTTCAACGCCACCTCGCGGATCTTGGCGGCCTCGCATAGCTCCAGCGGTATTACTCCGTCCGGCGCCGCCGCGAAATCGCCACGAACGCGCACCTTGTAGATGGACGATTGAATGCCGTACTTCTTCGCCATGTTGGCGATGTACTCGCGAGAAACCCGCTTGCACTCTTCGCCGTTCACATGGAGCGGCGCCCAGGCGTGCCGCATCTTGTGGTGCGAGTCGAAGAAATAGCCCGACTGCCTTGTCGGGTTCGCCGCCATCACCACGAAAGCACCCTCCGTCGATAGCGCGCCTTCCGCCACCTCGAATACGTTATCGGAGACGCCTGACGCCTCATCGATCAGAAAGAGGATGTTTTCCGAGTGAAAGCCTTGCAGCGCTTCCGGCTTTTCCGGTCGCGATGTGCGCGCCACGGCAAATGATTCGCTCGGGTTGCTTTTCAGCTTGAATGCGCCGGACTGCCATTCAAACTCGTTGCCCAGCGCTGGCAGTCGTTCCGTGAGAATCCGGTGCCACTTCGCCAGTTCGGCCCACAGAATGTCTTCCAACTGGTGCCCGGTCGGCGCGGTAGCCGGAACCTTGCAGGGGAAGTAGCACACCACGAACCACAGGATGCACCACGCCATGAAGGTGGACTTCCCGACGCCGTGCCCGGACCTGATCGACAAACGGCGACGTTCAACCAGCAGCTTGCTGGCCTTCCACTGCCATTCCTCCGGCTCTGCGCCTAATGCCTCCTGGGCGAACAGTGCAGGCCCACCAGCCCGCCACGCCTCAATGGCTTGCTGCGTCGGGCTTAGCGATGCGCTTTGCATTCAGTTCCGCCAGTTCTTGCTGCAGCGTGCGAGTCTGCGGCTTGTTCAGATCGTCTATCGCTTCCTTGTTGGCGCGCAGGAGGTTCACGCCGATTTCGCTGCTCTCGTTTGCCATCTTGGTGAGCACCGCGATTCCCTTCAGGGATTCGAGGCTTTCTGCATCCAGCGGCTTGGCGTCATCGATCTCGGCTGCCTTGTTGTGGGCAATGCCGGAAAGCCGGTGCGCGGTTGCAGCTCCATACCTTGCGGCGCCGGCCAGATGCGTGGAGATTTCTTTCAGCTCATCGGCCAATGTGCGCGCACTTATCTGCGCACTAATGGGAAGCGCCGCAAAAGCGACTTCCGCCGTAGCCAATTGATTTGCAACGGCTTTTATTTGTTTCGCATGCGTACCAAAACGCTTGCGGATGGCAGCCTCCGACACACCATATTCACGAGCCAGCGCGCGGCATGGATCGCCTTTGACCAAGCGTTGCTCGATCTCTTGCCATTGCTTTTCTGTGAGTGCGGATTTGCGTCCCATCGTCTCGCAGGGTTCCTTTCGGATTGTCCTGCCCTATGGTTATCAGGCGAGTTTCGTTGCCGTGTGACGTGGAACGATGTGCTCGCGCAGGTATTTGCCAACCGAGTCGGCGGCCTTCAGCTTGTTGAATGTTTGAGCCGGCACACCGGCATAGCGATATTCGCCGCCGTTCTTGAACTTGACGTGCAAGGCGGTGCCGTCATGGCCTATGGCCTCCACGTTGCTCGATTTGACGGGATGCATTGCCGGGGACTTCTTCACGTCGTTACCTGATGCACGTTATTCAGACGCCCAGGAACTGGCGCGCGCGGCCAACCAGTCCCATCAGTTCGTTTTCCACGTCGCCGCCGAACTTACGCGCGGAGTTCTCGACTTCCTGCCACAAGGTCAAATGCGGATCGATGGCGGCAACAGCTGCCTTGGTTTGTTCGAGCTTGGCTCCAGCGGCACAAATGAAAACGGCTCAATATCGGATAACCGATATTGAGCCGCTCATGACCTTGTGCTTTACGAGGCCATCAATTCTTATTCCGTCGAATTCGACAGTTTTAAACCGCTCGAATTCAATCAGGTTAATTCCCACGAATTCGGGGAAATAAAAAAACCGGCCTAGGGATAACCCGCAGCCGGTCAATACTTCCGTGGAGACGTCAAGAAGACATCTCCATCATTCTCGCTTCATTTCACTCATGCAATCCCATAGACATGGGATGGTGCTGCCTAGGGTTTACGGTTTAATGCATGAGTACCGATTCCCTGAGTTTCAAGGTTTCGGGATGTTGTCGCATCCCGAATGCACGCTGACAACGTGCTAAAGGTGCGGAATGCTAAGGAGCCTAAGCTTTTGCCTGCGAAAAGTGGGCTTCTACAAGCCTGCGTACATCGCACAAAGAGCTGAAGGCCAACCAAAGCAGACCACAGCCGACGCTCAAGGCCATTCGCGGTAAGCCGAGAGCAAGCGCCAGGCACGGCGCTCTATAAATGCCAACCTTCACCAGTTGGCAGGCCTGCCAGCGTATCAGAGGTTAACGCCAATGATTAAGCTGACAATCAAAATCCAGTTGAGCTACAAGCAGGTCGCACATCTCATCGTCCTCCTGCTCACGTTCTTCCGGTAGAACTACCCCAGCGGCGAAAGCCGCTGGCTTACAACTATCACGTCACTTGCTTTGGGGTGAAAGACCATGAACACAACAATCATCCAGGCGATACAGCAAAAGCAAATTTTAGAGCTGCGTTATCACGGTTACTCACGCCTTGTAGAACCCCATGCGTATGGCATCGACAAGCACGGAAAGGAGAAACTCCGCTGTTATCAAATCGCGGGCGGCAGCGTGTCAAATGATCCCGTTGATTGGAAGCTGCTTAACGTCGCAGACGCGCATTCCGTACATTTGACAGGACGACAGTTTTCCAGCGCAAGACATGATTACAAGCGAGGCGACAAAGCCATGCAACGTATTTACGCCGAACTTTGAGATCTTCTCCGCAGTCGCAAGGCAGCGCTCTTTCTGCCGGCCCATTATGTAGCGCGCAATCGCTCAAATGTCCCATCTGCAGCCCATAAACGCAAAAACCCCGCACTTGGCGGGGCTTCGTTTTTTCAGATAAAGCGATCCCCTCGGGATCACTTCACTCGGAGAATTCCGGTATCAAATTTTTCTCATTATGCGCCGGTTTTTCCGCGTTTACAAGTCTTCGCTCAAGTTCCGCTTCCGCCCTCACGCGCTCCAGCTCGAAGAGCGACCTCGGGTTCGGCTTGATCTTCACACGCCGGCAAATGAACGGGATCGGCGCGTTGTCGATGTAGAGGAATTTCAGTAGCCATTTGTACTTCGGCGCCATCGTCTTCCAGGCTGCGTCGACTAGCTCCGCATCTTCCCAATCCGGCTCGGGGCGGATGCGTCGCAAGGGCGCTTCTTCGTCTTCCCGCGGATTCGAGCGATACCGCCCTTCCGCCGACCCAATGCTGCGCCCGCTGCGGCCACCTATACCCCACCATGCTGCCTCTGCCCAGTTTTCCAGACGGTCCCTGATTGTGTTCAACTGCTTCCTCCGCATACCGGCCCAACCGGCAATTTCGATTTCAAGCTGCCTTTAGCCGCGGTTCAACAGCCAGCGCATCGAGCGCCGCCACGTCGAATTCCGGCCCGAACGGGTCAGGCAATCCCTGCTCTGCGCACCACGCTTGCAGCCGAACAAAACCGTTCGCAGCATCCTGCATGTAACCCGCTCGATGCGCAGCGGCCAGAATGGTGTAGTAGCGCGCCCCGTGCGGCGTTTCGCTGATCGACCGCATGACCTCGCGGGCATCCTTGTCGTCCCAGCCGTAGAACTCGCGCAGGTAGCGCAGATCGGCAATTTCCAACTTGTTCAGTTCCATTTGCCACCTCTTCTATATCTAACTACCTCAGTAGATTCTTTAATGACTACCTGCATACACTTCCGCTTGAGCTGGACAGACTCAGCCTCCTAGCTGAGCCTTTACATGACCTTCCGCCGTCGCCGTGTCATGACTCGAAAGCCTTTCGATCGATGGTGCTTCCTTCGCCGCCATCCGCTCCTGTTTCAGATCTTCCCCACAGTAGGAGCGCTCCCCACTTGCCGCTGTTGTTACCCGACCAGCAAGCTGTTCACAACGGCAGCCCGCTACATGATCGACCTCATCAGTTCGGCCAATGCGCGCACGCCGTGCGCCTGGTGCATGTCGTTCGCGTCGTGACCGACTTCCGGAGGCATCGCCCACGGCAGGCCCGTAGAGACCGCTGCACGCTCGCCTGTGCCTGATTTGTCGTTGTCGGCGATCACGTAGCGCTTGCCGCTCATTTGACCGGCCACGTGGGCCAGATTGCCGGCCGAGAAGCACACCACCACACATCCCGCTCGGTACAGGCTTTTAAGCGCCGCACGAATGCTCAGGCCTGTTGCATAGCCTTCGCATAGCCATTTCTCGGAACCGGTGCCGATCGTCAGGATGGAACCCTTTGCGGCACCTCCAGGCAGGAACAGCTTGTTGCCTGCGTCATCGATCCACTGCACGCTGTTGATGCGCTTGTAATTGCTCACGTCGCGCATGGGAATCACCAGCCGGCCATCGGTATCGATCAAACCGGCTTCGTTCGGAAATCCTTTGCGTTCCAGGTACGGGTGAGTGTTGGTGCGACAGCGCCGAACAATGTCCGCAGCCTGCTCGGCGGCGCGCGCGCGGCGTTGCGCTTCCTCCCGCCTGACGGCCGCCATGTCGCGCTTCGGCGCGATCGGAACAACAGCGTCCGATTTGCCGGCATGCCAGACGATGGGATCTTGGTGAACTTCCCATGCCTGCACCCATCCCCAATCGCCTTCGTACCGGTAGGCGCCGTTCTTTTTCTTCGGATGATCTTCTGTCGGGCAGCGATGCACCCGGCCATCCATCACGGGATGGTCGATCAACAAGCCATGCGCACGGGCGAAGGCGGCGAAGTCAGACACGCTGCGCCCCTTTCTGCCGCCCCTTGATGAACCGGATGAGGTTGTTTGTCACCTTCCCGCGCAGTTCGTCGGTGATTTTCTCGCCCACCGCAAACCTTTTTCCAGGCTTGGTGCCGTACAGGCTGATGTACTGCGCATAGGCGAATTTTTCCGCCGCGTTGACGTCACCCTTCTTGCGATCCATGCCGTAGTTGCAGAGCTGCCCCCAGACGCCATCGCGGTCAACGAGGAAATCCGGCAACTTCGCTTTCTTTGTGCCGGTCACCGCTTCCATCACGCCGGCCACGCTTTCCACCAGCGCGCGATGCGGCTTCTCCTTGCCGCATGCCGGGCATGCATCCATCTTGCGGGCAAACACATAACCGCACGTGCAGCTCCAGTCTTCGCGCTCTCGGGTGCTCGGTTCCTTGCGCGGCTTGGTGTCACGGTCACCGTCTTCCAGCTTTTTCATGCCGTTCTGGAAGATGTCGTCGGTGTCGTCCTTGAACCGCATTACGTTGCCGCAGTGATCCAGCCAGAGGCCGAATTCCTTGCCGGGTGCGGTGCGCATCACACGCCCCATCTGCTGGATGTGGCTTGAAAGGCTTTTCCGATACGGCCGGGCAGCGATGCCGCACAGGATGTCCGGCACGTCGAAGCCCTTGGTGAACACCTCGCACGACACCAGGCCGTGGATCTCGCTGTCGGGCTTGCGGAACTCTTCGATCAGCGCGCGACGCGTGTCATCGCTGCCATCCTTGTAGCTGATCTGCTGGAAGTTAAATCCCGCCACATTGAATTGCCGGCATAGCTCCGCGCCGTGCTCCACGGTGGCGCTGAAGACAATGGTCTTGACCGGGCCGCCGAAGTGCAGCAGGGTTTTGTCGGTCCATTCAGAGACGATGTCGCCAATGATCTGCAAACCGCGCTGTTCGATGTCCTTTTCCGCCCATTCGCCGGCGACGACTTTTGCACCGGTCATGTCGACGGCCTTGGCGGCATACATCGTCAGCGGCACCAGGAATTTGTCGCTGACAAGCTGATTCGTCGTGCAGACGTTGACCAGGTTGGTGTAGATGCTGGCCATGCCCTTGGTAAAGGGTGTCGCCGTCAAGCCGATCACCGTCAGGTCGGCGCGGCTCTTGATCAGCTCGGCGGTGAGCTTTCGCGCCGAATGCGCTTCATCGACAATCAGTAGGTTCAAGTTTGGGAAGAAGCCGCGCTTTTCAATTGTCTGCGCCGAGCATACTTGAATGCGTTCGTACGGGCGAAAACGCCAGTGACCTGCCTGGACAATGCCGTGATCGATGCCGTACTTGTCGAGCAATGCGCTGGTTTGGTCGACCAGATTGATGCGATCGACGATGAATGCCGCCCGGCTGAACTTGCGGTTGGCCTCGGCCAGCAAATGTGCTGCAATCACGCTCTTGCCGGCCCCCGTCGGCGCCATGAGGATTTGCGAACGATGCCCGTTGCGGCGGCCTTCACGCAGACCTTCGATCGACGCCAGTTGATAGTCACGCAGATGGATCTGTTCAGGCATTGAGCTTCTCCAGTTGCTTGCGCAGGCGCTTCACTTCCTTGGTGAGTTCATTGCACTGGTTCTGCCAGTCGTTGCGCTGACCTTCCACCACCTTGATGTAGGCCTGCATTTCCTGCAGCTTCTTGAGAATGTCGGGACTCGCCGCAAGACGCAGCGTGGCGATTTCCTTTTGGAGCGCCGCAATCTCGTCGGTGATCATCTGGGCAGCCTCGGCGGCATACTCCATCGATTCGACGATGGGTATGGGCTCTGCTTCGGCGGTAGACTTCGGGGGCGCAATGGTCTTGGCGGCGGCATGGATGGAGATTTCGCCGGCCCTGACCTGCTCAATGACTGCGGGCGTGGCCGCAGCCTTGATCTTTTCGACCTTGCGCAGCGTGTCATGGGAAACACCAGCAATTGTTGCCAGCTCATCCCTTGTGCGGGAACCCTGTGCAGAATTCTGCACAGGGTCTGACTGCTTACCAGCTAACATCCGTTGTTGCGCCTGTTCCACGAGCTTCGGCTTCAGTAACAGCGCCAGTTCTGCCCGCACAAAGTCAGTGATGTTGCGCCGGCCGAGCTGATTCTTTGCCACCCAAACGAACGCTTCGTCCAAGTCCTTGAATTCGCGTTGAACCGTCTGGAATGGGATGCCGTGCTTCTGGCAGATTTCATAGCGGTTGTGGCCGTCCAGCAGAACGTCATCCCACAGCACCAGCGGATCGCGGCAACCCTCGGCCAGCAGGTTTTCTTCCAACTGCGCCCGTTCATCTGGCGTCAACGGCGGAATCAGGGCCTTGAACTCGTCGGCGATGTGAATCTCTTGCTGCATACTGGTCAAGCACTCCAAAGATCGAATTTCGCAAACAGACGCAACACCGTCGCGCCACTGATAAAGCCGTGGTTGAACGCAAACATCACAAGTTGCTTGATCAGCGTGCGCATTGGCTTTGGTTGAACCTCAATGACAGCTACGTTAGCCGGCCACGTTGAATCGGTGCCTTGTCAACGTTGACAAGAATTGCGATTTAATCGGGCGGAGGCTCCAGCGTGATAGATTTGCCGTTCTAACACCGCAACTCTTCAACAAGGGAACCTCCATGGACTTTTCATTAGTCGCGCAGGCCGGCAGCGCGATCACACTGGCCAAGGAATTCACCAAGGCCGCAGTCGGTATTCGGGACTTCAATCAGGTAGCTGCTGCGCTTTCGCAGGTCAACGACCAGCTTCTCAAGGCTCAGGACGCTCTCTTCACGCACAACACGCAGCTGCTCGAATTGCAGGAGCAATACCGCCAGGCCATGGATGAGTTGAGAAAGCTGAAAGACATCGTCGCGGAACGCGGGCGTTATCAGCTTCACGAGCTCTCTCAGGGCGTTTTCGTCTACCGGTTCGCCCAAGAGCAAGGCGCTGCGCAGGAAGGGATCAACGCGGTGGCGCAACCCACCCACTACGTGTGCCAACGCTGCTTTGACAAGGGCGTCAAATCGGTCCTTATCCGCCATGACGATAGTTGGGGCATTCGGCATACTTGTGAAGAATGTGGCGTTACCCATCAAGAGATATATCGAAATCCGGTCATTCCAGATTCGTCCTTCTAACTACAAAGACCCCATGTTCATGGGATGCCGTAAAGCGCCGTTCCAATGTGTAATGGTCAGCTCCGACCATTTACGAAAGGAAATTTCCTATGGCCCTTACCGAACACGCGGCAAATGTCATGGCCTGCGAAATCGTCAAAGCAGGACTTACAAGCGGCACGATCAAATTGCTAGGATCTGCAGGCGACATTGACGGCCCCGAAGCAAGTGCTGAGCGCGACGCGGAATACCTCGACGTGTTGCTCACGAAACTCAACGAGTCGATTGCGAAGCTTCCGTAACCGCTTCCCTGAAGGCGGCCAAACCAGCATGAAACGCCTTGGCCGCCGCCTCCGCCGTCTCGATCAATTCCGCTTCCTTCATCCCGGTATTGCCGGCGATGACCTTCTCCAGCAGCGAGTTCAGCACTTCTTCGTGTGTCATGGTTCCTCCTGGAATTTCGTTTGATATTTCGCAAAAACTGGAATTTGGGTAAAAAAAGAGAGAGTTACTTCAACTTTGCTTCACATCGGGAATGGGCAAGGGATTACCTTCAGGGTCAAACCATTCGGGATTGGTCGAACGCAAATGCATTAGGCGAGCTTGCGGGATGCCAAACTTTCGCCATCCCGACACAGAAGGAGGTTCGATCTCAAAGAACTTGGCGGCCTTTGTTGTGCCGTCCAAGCGCTGGATGAGCGTGTTCGCAGCCTTGATCTTGTCCATATCCCATATTTTAGGCATACCTAATTCATTGCGCAAGGGATATATTGTGCCTACCTAATAAACAAGGTGTTAGGATTGCCTAAGTATCTAGAAGGGATGCCTTATGAATTGGAACAAACGGCTTCAGCAAGCCAGAATCGCCACAGGAATATCGAAAGCTGATCTCGCGAAGGAGGTCCAAGTATCAGCGCCAACCGTCACTGACTGGGAAAGCGGTGAAATTAAGAAGATTGATGGCGAAAATTTGCTCAAAGTTTGCCGAGCGCTCAGCGTCAGTCCCGAATGGTTGATGTGGGGAGTCCAGGACAGCGCAGCGATGGAAGAAGCCTCAATGATCGCCAGCGCCATTATGCGAATTAAAGACCCAGCACAGCGTGACGCCATCATGACCCAGTTACGAGCTTTCGGAGTACTCTCTAAATGAAAGAACTCGAATGGTTTTCGATTAGCAACTACGACGGTTGTGCCAACTGGACCGCTCGCGAGTGGTTTCACGCCATTGAAACGAGAAATTATTTCCAATGGTTATCATCAGAGCAGGGTGTCAGCCAGCTACATTACATTATTGCCCACGATGTTATGGGAGTCCCGATTGCCGAAGTAAAGACAACAATCGTCACCGAAGAAGACCGGCAAAATTACTGGCGTGAACGTGTCGATCTCCTACATTCTCGGGGAGATCAACCTTCCTTTAACGAAGCACATTACACAAATCCGGAAAACAAGCGCACGTATAGAGCGATTCGAGTAGTAGATATTGGCTATTTAGGTGCTGTATACAACGATGTGATTTCGAAGTTGAATGTCTCACCAGAACAGGAAGAGACTATTAGAGGCCAACGGCATTTCGACGATGAGTTATTGCCAATGCTGAGAAAAAGCGTTGATGAGGTCTATGCAGAGGCGTATAAGTCGCCAGAATCTTGGGCAAGCCAATTACTTCTTACCGTCGATCTAGATGTGCCGGATCCCGTATTAATCCAACAGTTTTTAGAAGAAATTCAAGCGCGTCGCAAGAAACACAATATCGAAGCACTTTCCCAAGTGCCGAATGAAGTTAAATTTGCCAAATGGCACAGGAACAAAATCCTAGGGTATTTTGATATTTGCCTATTCGAATTGACGCAGGGAGCGTCTTTCACCGATCAACAAAAAGGGCTTGCATTATTTCCAGCAGAATTTGATAAATCGCTAGACGAAAAAATTAGAAAAACAGTGCGTCCTTTAGCTGCTTCAGTTTTTCGACCCTCTACATTGACAGCCCTGCAAACGACATCCTCCGACTGGTTTCGTTGATTAAAAAAAACGGGAAAGAATAAATAAAATTTCCGTTCCGGAAGTGTTTCTTAATATCTCTATGCCGGATCGCAAGAAGCGAAAATATATTCCGGCATAGCTTCGAAGCCGTTCCTTGCCTTCACTCTCCGCGATATTCATCGTTTAATGTTCCTGTAGCCAATTTGTTCAGCAGGCAAGAACCAAACGCGATGTTTGGCAGTTTTAAATTGTGCATACCTAATATTTTGTTTGACTTTTGTATTAGGCATGCCTAATATTGAAGACATGCAAGACGATACTTCATTGGAGAGCAGCATGGGATCAAATGGGTTCGTAGCGCCGATCTGCGCCACTTTGGCAGCAAACAGTCACGATGTAATTGCTGAAAAACTAACCACTGCTTCGGCAATTCTTGATTGTGTCCGCATAGCGACAAGTGGAAATGTGACTGGAGAAGTGCCACGCGATTCCAGCATTCCTCTCGCAGTCCGCCACGCTATGACGCTTATAGAGCAGGCATCCAGCGAATCAGAAGCGCTTTATAAGATGGCGCGAATTCAACAAGTCCAGCATCAAGATCCAACAAGTGACCGTCCACAAGGTCACCATTGAAACGGCCGCCAAGGTACTGGCATACCAAGACGGCCTCACCACAACCTGACTTTAGGGAGTAAGCAATGGCTAAGCCCAATCGTAACACCGCCGCTGACATATCGGCAATCCCGACCAGAATCGCGCAGGGAAAGGATTCGCTCGGCGACGCGAGCCGCGCGCAAGTTGATTCGATCCATCTCGCCCTCGATGCAGTTGATACCGCAAGTCTGGCCCAAAGCTACATCACAGATTTGCACGACATCTTCAGTGCCCTTGCTGTGCTGACCGAAGGGAACGTTGAAGCCAACGGCTTGGCCCGTGTAGGCGACAGCTTGGCAGAGCGGTACGTGGTGGCGTTTGATGGCATAACGCACAGACTGCAGGCATCCCTCGATGCGTTGAGAGGCGGTGTGCAATGAACGCCCAAGTGAAACCGCACACCCCTACCACAGCCGAAATGCGGGCAACATTGTTGCGAGCGCAATCCAAAATTACCGACTCCCTCTCGCTGATTGCACTTGCAGGTGATAAGGCCCAAGGCAGTCCCGATGTTGCTTGCGCGCTTCTGGAAGCGGTAGCGGACTGGCTGGACAAAATCTACTTCCAAGTCGAGGAAGTTGCTGATGCTTTATCTCCTGATGCCACGAAAGGGGACAGCAATGACTAACTCTCTCAATCAGATTCACATCACCCTGTTGATCGAATCCGACTACCGGAAGCGCGGCGTGTTTCCAATGTTGCGCCTTGACCAGGCCAGCAAGGTTTCCGGGTCGATGATTGTCTTCGAAAACATCACGATGAATCTTGTGTTGGCGCTCAAAGCTGACGCAGAAGCGCAACGCGGTTTTGCCACTCGCAGTATGAAGCTGGCATACGGTGCCATCGTTAAGCAGATGGACTCCATCATCCGCAGGCCGGAAATCGAAAAGGAGCGGCGGCAGCGTGACGCCATCAAGCGCCAGGAATTTAAAGAAGAGGCATTGAAGATGTGCGCGGGTTACACCCGTTTTATTCGCATGATGTGCTGGAAAGATGACGGCTACAGGTTCGACAACGAAACCTTAACTGATGTTGAGGGAACGCTTTCCAAGCTGGTAGACATCATCAGCGAAGGCCGGGTTGTGCACCCGAAAGATGACGAAAGCGAACCAGCCTCCGAAGTCACGCCAGACTGCAAATCTGACATCACACTGCAGAACTTCTTGAAAGCTGCAGCCGGCGATCTGTCTCTCGTGAAAAACGAAAGCCAGGAGGGTCTATGAGCAAGACATTCCGCGTAGGCGAAAAAGTAATCCTGATCCGACATAGGACCGGGAAGTATCCCGAGCTCGACGGAAAAGAATTGATCATTACCGAACCGCTCGAACTGCGAACCAATCATGAGGGCGAGGTTTGGTACGGCTACGGCAGCAATATCTATCACAAGGGCTATCACATTTGCCCAAGGCCGCAAGACCTCAAGCGCAAGGATGACGACGAAGGCCTGCGCGCCGATGAGAGAGTAGACATTGGCTCCTGGGATAAG